AACACGTTCGAAAGAGAGTGCTACTTCGCACTGAAAAAAGAGCGGGATGAGCTTCTCGTAGAGGTGACGAAGCTTCGTACGGAGGTAGAGCAGTTTCACGAGTCCGGTCTCACACCCCGAGAGGTAATGGCACTCGCGGAAGGATTCAACCCGTACCTTCTGCGCGAAAGCTCGTTCGACGAGCACTTCAATGATCTTCTCTGTCGTCTAACCACGCTGACAGACGCACTTGTAGCACCGAAGGACGAACCGAAGATTCGGGAGAGAATTCCGTTCGGTGCCGATACGTGTCTGATGGATTTCGATATCTATGGACCCGGCGAGGTGCTGCTCTACGAGGTGGAAGAATGAGAGTCTGGACCGTACCGTTCGGTGAGCTCGATAACCAGCGCGTTCTCGGTCAGCACGTCGAGATCCACATGCTGTGGTCGCTGATTACGAAGCACCATCGAAAGTTCATGGGTTGGGAAGATCCGAAATATCGATGGTATCTGTGGCAAGTCCATCGACGGATCGTCGAGGAGATGGTCATTCGCGGTATAGCGCACCACTCACCAATCGATCTCTCGATCGAGGAGCTACGCTGGTGGCCGTTCCAAATCGACGCCCTACCCACCCTAGAGAGCCTCGCGAAGGATCGGCAGGACCTCGTTGACCGATGGGGTGGCAACTATCAGGGACGAATTCCAATGCCGTCCGCGTATCAACCGGTTCTTGATGCGTACCGGGAGTTTCTCGACGGAATGGTCGAAGTCTTCAAGGACGCGAGGAAGGAGGTACATTCATGAGTCGTTGTCCCGATCCCGAACCAGGAGTAAACTGCCGATTCGTCGGGTGCTGTCCTTACGGTGAGGTATGCACGGAAGATGACGATGCCGAAGAAGAAACGAAAGGAGAGTTTCGAGTGGAAAACATGCGGGGGCAAGTGTGTCTCGTAGATAACCAGTTCATCTACGTATGCACAAAGCAAACAACGGAACCGGACACGATCTGGTTCAATGGTAAAGTCGGGGAGTTCGGGGTTGCACCGGAAAGGGTGCACCTCCTGACCGACGACGAGTTCACGAACCTGAATCTGTATGGAAGCCCGTTTCGAGGTCGTGCGGAGTCGGAGGCGGCATTGGAGCACGCAATAGAGGACATCCTCAAGAGCATTCCAATTCGCTTCGGAGAATCCGACTATCCGGCGATCGCGGTGAGACAGATCATCGCACTCGTGCGGTCTCCGTACGGGCATTCTCAAGTGGAAGGAGAGGACAAGAAATGAATCGATTCACGTGTACAGTGTGTGGAAAAGACCAATACTCCGCGTCATCCGCGGAGACGCCGTGCATCTACTGCAAAGGACCAGTCAAGATTCAAAAAGAGCTTGAGCCGAATCGCAGTCGCGCCTCGGAAAATTCAATCGGTGGACAAATGGTGCGACAGATGATCTCGAACTACGAGAAATCCGCACACTAGGAGGGAAGAGCATGCCTCGCTACCAACGTCCAAAACCTGCACCCCCGAGGAAGACCGTGACCGTACATCGAATGTATGAGTGCATCTTCACGTATAACCTCCGGGATGGTTCCGGTGATAAGCAACTGTCGATTACAACATCCTCACTCACAAACGCGTGCGGTCTCTTTCACGCTCAGATTTCGAAAGTGAATCCGGACTACATGATCAGCAACGTTGCGATCCGTGAGGTGTAAGAATACCGAACAGCAATAGACCCCTACCAACCGAGGGAGATTGGTAGGGGTCTTTGCGTGGATATAGATAGGAGGATCCACCTATTCAGGCTCGTCCCCTGAATAGCATTAGGTGCTCGAGTCGTCCGAATCGGAGTTTGAGAACCACTCGAGGATCTTCTCTTTCAACGTGTCGAACCCGAACATCGCGGCATAGGCAACTAGGAAACCGATTACGACCGCACCTGCAACGTAGTACCACACGATGGTGATTGAGCTGTACGCACAGTATCCGAAGAACGCCCCGAGCGTGAGGACCAGCGAGATGATGAGCGCAAGGAGAGAGGACGGAATTTTGTCCCAGGTAACCTTCTTGATTACCTCCGTGAGAACGTTGGTTACACCAACAAGAACCCCGAGAATAGTAAGCAGAGTCGTTACGTTTGTGATGTCTAACATACTTGTCACCTCCAACGATTTTATCCTCGGATCACGAGGATTAGCAGGTTTATAAGTGCCGTGCCCATGATTCCAATCAACCACCAAAGCATTCTGTCGAGATTCTTCTCGACCTTGTCCAGTCGGGAGTCAAGTGTCCCGTGACGCTCTTCACAGAGCTTCTCCTGGTAATCTATCATCTGCTGTCGCAGTATCGCTACCTCTGACTCACTCACAGTTTCGGTCCTCTCTTTCATATTATGTTGCCTCTCCAAGTTTATCTGCGGTATATTGCATCTCGACGTGTACGATCGCAGGATCCGCCGTCGGATCCGTTCCGCCAGTAAGTGCGATCCTCGAGAGTGTTATGCCGAGAGCATCGCCGGCGGAAAGGCTCGCACCGGAGATGGTGAGGACCGTAGTTTCAGTAAGATATTTTGCGGTCGCGGGGATATTGACATCGCCGGAGTCTGCGCTTCCGGTGTGTGTTGGCGCGTCAATCGCTTCCGTTGAGTCGTGTGGACAGGCACTCCAAGCCATTCTCCACTGAACCTCTCCACTGGCGGTTGCATACGCCTCATCGATGTACCAGCAGACGGTAAGTACGATGTCCGTACCGGAAGCCCAGTCGGGTGGCACATCGAGATCGAGCACGGCGTCGTCACCGATATCGAACTCCCAAGCAGTGTAGGTGCCAATGATTACTTGCGTAGGTGCAGTTGAGCCTTTTCCAAGAGCCGCGTTTGCAAGATCGACATGCTTCTTCACTCGCGCGGTTCCTGCGAGGGTAATCTCGCCGTCAGCAGCGATCTGGCAGTAGTTTGTAGTTCCTCCATCTCCGAACCGACTGATCCCAACTGCTTTCACGGCGTAGTTGTTGGTCGCTCCACTCGCAGAGAAGTATGCCGCAACGTTGTTCGTTGAAGCACCGGTCTTTGCTACGTATATCCCGTAGCCCGTCCCGACTACCACTCCGGAGTGACTAATGTCTACTGCTTTGGAATCCGCGGTGGTATCTGTTGAAGTGATCGTTGCCAGATTCGTTGCGTGTGCGGTGGCTCCGACACCGATTCTGGCAAACTGCGGAGTCGCGGTTGTGTCTAGTGCCTGTCCCGGTTGTGAAGCCAGAAACGCCCTCTTGTCGGTTACCGTTGAGATCGCCCCACTCGCGGTCAGAACGGTAAACAGTGGAATCCGCCCCACGGTAAACCCGACCGCGTTTGCTGAGACCGCACCGGACGACGGCGTGATCTCGATGTAGTTCGTTGTGTCGTCCGCAAGAGTCACCACATCCGCCGCAACGTCTCTCTCGGTCACGCCGTCCATAATCTTGCCCGATTTGTACGCGAAGTCCAGTCCGGAATGACTTGCGGAGTTCTCCGCGCAGTGATGAGAGAAGATCGCAAGGTCGAGGATGTCGAAGTCAGTGTTCAACTTCGGTCCCCACAGGTTTGTACTTCCGCCGTTCTCCGGTTTGGTGAGGACTAGATTCGTAGTTGTTGTATCCGCCATACAGTTTCACCTCCTATCCTATACAAATTACTTGACCAGTTCGAGCACTTGAGAGGTTTACTATGCAAATATCCGTAGAGTATCCAACCGTGTAGTCGGACTCGTCAAGTCGCTCGTAAAAAGAACCCGTGCCGTACGCACCGGCACCGTACTCACCCATTCCATACGGAAAGCCGGTAACTAGGACAAAGACCACGGGAATATCTCCGAAGTTGTGAGTGATCGTTACCGTTGTGGCGTTCGTAAACGCCTGCCGGGCAATTTTCGCCGTACCGAGTGCGGTACCCGGAGACGTTCCGGAGAAGTTCGCCTCGGCAACCTTTCGCAACGTTGGTCGTTCGATCATCTTCTGAATCTGCCCGGCTACACCTCTTGGCATCCCTTCACCCCCTCTAGATTGGCGCGTATCCGTAGTGATACGCAGAGAATGTCATTACCGCACCGTCACTATCAAAGTCAAGAGAGATCTCGGTAATTCTATAGATCTCGGAAATCGTCGTGGAGCTCTCAATGATCTGTACGCAGTCTCCGACTTGCAACCAGGGTACCGCAACTGCCGCAAAGACCGCGGCGGTTCCGTGTGCGAGCATCTCCGCACCCAAGCGATTCGCGCACGCTTGACACTGAGCATTCGTGTAGAGATTTTCGTCCGAGACGAAGAGAATCTTGTCGGACTCGATGGTTGAGGTATCCCAACGCGGAGAAGTCGTGACGTACGTACCACTACAGTCCGTACCCTCGACGATAATCTTGCCGTAGATGTCCGACTGGTCGAGCGTAAGGTTAAGCTGGAAGAGATCTACACCCTCCTGGAACACCCACGCAGCATAGACGTATGAGACGTAGACCGTCGCACCGTCCGGAATCGAACTTCCGACGGAGCGAACAATCGTCCACGGGGTATCCGGATCACCCGCGGTAATGACGTAGTCGGTTGTCTCGACGTAGAGCGTCCCGGTTTTTTCCGTTGCGGACCAAACTACAATCGAGTCCGTAACAACCGGATACTCAGCGAGATCTTGCGGATCCGCATCGGATGCATACGCCGCAGTTGGAACCGAGAAGTCTGTCGTCCACTGCGCAATCCCCTTACTGATTCTGAATTCGTCGATGTAACCTGTGAGGTACCGGCTGGAACTCCACTGACCAATCTGGAACGCACCGGTGTAATTCGGAAACGCTCCACCGGTAAATGCAGTGTAGTAGTATCCGGTATCAACCACCTGCGCGACCCCGTTTCGATACATCGTAAGGGTACTTCCGTGTCTTACGAACGCAATGTGATACCACGTAGCAGAAGACCACGCAAGTGCTGCGGTACTATTGCCGATAAGCGTCGTGCCGCCACTCACTGCACCGATACTCAATCGTCCGACGTTGACCTCACCGAGGAAGTAGTTACTCGTAGTGTCCGTTCGGTGGTTGAAGAGACAGTATCGAGAAGCGGCACTGTACGAAGGAAAGTATAGCCAGAAGTCTATCGTCCAATCCCCGGACGCAAAGTAGAAGTCATCACTGTCCGTGATCGAGAGATAGTCGCCGGTACCATCGAAGTACGCAGACGCGGTACCGAACTTCTTGATCGCGGTCTTCGTACACGTATTTCCACTGGGCGTTACCGTGTGACCCTTTTCGTCAGTAAAGACTACGCCGTTATTCACGCCGTCCATGTGGAGCAACGCAACGGTGTACGCATCTCCAGCATCTCCGGACAGTGTTACCGCTTCGTCGAGAACCTCCGGTTGACGATCCGTCGGATAGTGAAACGATGGCTTTCCGTCTTCGTCGATTACGAGTTCGAACCCAGAGAGAGTCATGAGCTCCTCAAGGGCGTCTCCGTAGGACATCCGATCGAAGGTGAGAGAGCAGAGCTGATATGTGGGTTCAATCGTGATATCCGCCGCGGCGAATCCCGCACGGATGAGAAGATCTTTTGCTGCCATCTCAATCGTACACGTATACGGCTCCGGAGAAACGATTTCGTTCGCAGCCGCGATATCCGCCGTGAAGCCAAAGAGTACCCCGGCGGTACTTCCCGAGAGGGTATACGCAATCGTATGCGCACCGGAGCACGAGATCGTGAACTCCCGCGAAATACCGTTCCACGAAACCGTGAACGTGATCGTGCCGGTACCTGTGAGGGTGGTGTTCGCATTCATAACCGTCTGCAAATGCGTCGCGAGTCCTGCACCGGTGTACGTAGCCTGAGTCAGCGTGAGAGTTACCGGTCCACCAAGATCGCTTGTGAAGACTATCTCGTCACCCTTCGGAAGGACGACTATCATGTCGGTAGTCAAGTATGACGTAGTCGCGAGAGCTTCGATCGGATAGGTAATGTAGTAGCAGAGAGTACCGTCAACCGTGGAGGTTGCGGTCTTGTCTACAAGTCGCCAACCCTCATCTCTACACGACAGTGCCAACGTCGCCGCACCCGGTTGGGTGTCGTGGTCGACGGTATCGATTCTTCCTGTGAAGACTGAAGCAATATCCGTTCCGTAGCCCGCTTCAACCTTCACCCGTTTGGAAGTTACAATCTGGCAGTACCACTCATTCTCCGGTTTCAGAGGGAAGTCTCCACCGGCGCGATATGGTGAATAGTAACCTGCGTCCGTGTGGTCATCCGGATTCACGTTCGGGAACGAAATCGAGCACGCTTGAGCGTTCGCAGCTTCCTCTCTAGAGAGGGAGAACTTCGAGACTTGAATCGTTGCTGACACGGACGTTCGAACTCCACCGTAGACTCCGAAACTCGAGTAGTTTGCGTAGATCGATGTGTACGCCCAAATTAGATCTACGTCGGCCATGAAGATTAAGTCCATTCCGTCGTCTCCAAAACCGGTACTATTTACTTTTACCGGCCATGTCAACCCCGTACCACGTCCGTAGGGGGTCTGACCGGAGACATCAATCGTATCGGCCTCCAATCTTTGGTAGCACCACATAACCTGCCAGGCGATTCCGGACTCGAAGAAGAGCAGATACGTATATCCATCTCCCGGACTTGCGATGTTGTGTGGACACGCATAAGAAGCTTCTCCGGCTATCGGCGTGTAGCTACTACACGCAGTCCAGGTTGCTCCATCATCGTCACTATACAATATCCGACCGGTGTAGTTTGAGCTACCCGCTACGTGCGATGCGAGAAGACGCGTTGTACCTGCTTTTGCGAGCGTTCGAATTGGAAACCCATACCCCGCACCGTAGCCGGAGTTGTAGAGTAACGACGCGGTCCAAGTTGCACCCTCGTCATCTGAGTATGCGATTCCGGGTTGATAATGCCAATACGTTCCGGAAACTGTAGTAAGTCTACCGAACGTAATAAGAATTCGACCGGTATTACTCTGCATTGCGATTCCCAAGCAGCAGTTATACGGTGTAAACGCGTTGGCGTTGCTTGCCTGCGTCTTGGTATATATCGTCGCCTTCAACGTGAAGTCCGTTCCGAGACCGTTGGCGCTCTCATAGCATACCAACGAGCACGGTAGACCGGTCACCCAGTAACCGGGATCATATACGAAAAGAAGAATCTTTCCATCGGTCTTCTTAAACAGCGTTGCTCGACAGTACCCGGAGGTACCATTGTATCCGACGCCCGCAAACGTCGTAAACTCCCACTCGTTTGTCGCACACGCATTTACATCGAAGAGAAGCTCGTCTTCGGTGTCTACATACGAGAGGTAGATCTTCTTTGTAGTCGCGTTCGTGTAGGTAACAAGGAACTTTCCGTCCGCACGCACTACCCAGTTTCCGTACGCCCAATAGTTCGCCGGTGAGGTGTAGGTCGTTCGAACGTATATCCCAACGGTCCAAATCGGATCCGTGTACCCAGCGGATTTATCCAGCAGCGTAACCTGCGCTCGCGGAGCGTCCTCGCCGAGCATCGATCGGGACTTTAATAGAGTTTTGATCGAAGCAGGAATCGTCCTCATACTTCGATCAACTCCATTCTGTAGAACGTCTTGTTAACGCCCTTCGTCTGGCTCGTAGTAAACGAGTAGATCATCATCGTCTTCGAAAAGCTGTTGTCGAAATCTATTGCAAGCGTACGAGAGGTTGCTGCCCACTTGTCCGTATCGAATGTAGCGCACTCCGCATCGGTTCCGTATCCGGTAATCTTCACAACGATGCGTTTCCGACCGAAACCTTGAAGTACCGACTGCGGCGTCGCACTAGAGAGAGTAGGATCAGGAATCAACTCGTGCTCGGACCAGTACAGCTCTCCACCTTCTCGGGAGTAGTCCGTAATGTTTAGCGCGGTTGAACCCCACGTAATTGCCATCTGTCTCCCCTCCCTACTTCAGCATTTTTGCGATTCCCGGTCGACTTACATACCGGGTTGAGCCTTCTTTGATGTCCGCTGCAATGAGGTCCGCAATACCGATGAACTCGTTCTGATCGGTTACCCCGACAACCCGAATCGTACCCGTGTGATTCACGGTGCTCTTTTCGATACCTCCGGAACCATAGACGTAGGTTGAAAGTCCGAGCTCCGTCGGGACACTTGAGTTTATCAGCGCGCTGACACCCTGCATCGCGGAAGCAAACCCACCACCTACACCGAGAGCCATGTTCTTACCGATCCCTCGAAACACCGTCGATGGTGAGTGAATCCCGAGGAAGTCTTTGATGTCCGAGACAACGCCACCGAAGAATCCGGTAACCTTGTCTCCGATCCAGGTACCTAGGGACTTAATTCCGTTCCAGAGAGCTTCTACGAGTCCTGCACCGATCTGCGTGATCGCGCCAAGACCAGCTTCGAGTGCACCGTTGATCGCGGTGAGGATTTCCGGAATGCGTGCGATGAGTTTCGGTAAGGACTCAATCAGTGCACCGGCAAGTGCAACGATAATCTGTATGGCTGCTTCCGCGAGTAGCGGAAGGTTCTCTACGAGTGCCGTGCAGATCGCAATGATGATGTCCGGTGCCTTCTCAATGAGTAGCGGCAGCGCTTCAATAAGTCCGGTTGCGAGACCAACAATGAGCGCAATGGCCGCTTGGATGATCAAATCGATGTTGTCAAGCAGTGTGTCGACGATCAAAAGGACCGTGTCGACAACCTTCGGAATCAGTGTTGGAAGACTCTCCGCGATCCCGAGTGCTAGTGCGATTATGAGTTGAAGACCGAGCTCCACGATATCCGGGAGCATGTCCAGCAGCGCCATCGCAAGAGTTTCGATAATCTCAACTGCGGATGCTGCGAGTTCCGGGAGACCTTCAAGGAGACCCTGGATGAGACTATCGATAAGATCTACCGCGATATTGACTATGTCCGGTGCAATCGACACGAGACTGTTGAAGATGTCGATGACACCGTCAATAAGTACCGGGACGAGTTCCTGGAGCGTTGGAACGATGTACGGAATCAGTCCGGTGATAAGCCCAACTACGCCGGAAGCGATTCTTGGAAGAACCGCAGTGATTCTCGGAACCAGATTGTCTGCAAACGTGACAACGGTGTCGATCATGTTCGACAGAAGCTTGTCGATATCCTGCGACGGATCCGCAAAGCCTACGAGCAGATTCTCCCACGCACTGGACATCGCCTTGAAGCTTCCCTGGAGAGTACTGTTTGCCTCTTTCGCGGTTGTCCCGGTAATGCCAATATCGGTTTGAACCTCATGGATTGCACTGATGAGAGTGTCAAACGAGACGTCATTCAGCGTATCCGCGGTAACGGTTACCGCATCTCCGAGTACTCCGCTATCGTTAACCAGTCGAGCCATCTCTGCTGCGGTACCTCCGTAGCCGAGCTTGAGGTTGTCGAGCATCGAGTAGTTCTGCTTCGCGAAACCTTGATACGCGTTCTGGATCAGCGAGACGTCCGTGCCCATCTTGTTGGCGTTGTCGGACATATCGGTTATCGCGGTATTCGCGTACTCCGCAGCAGCTTCGGTGTCTCCACCTAATCCTTGAAGCAGTCTCGCAGAGAACCCCGTAACGGTCTCCATGTATTCATTCGCGGACATACCCGCGGTCTTATACGCGTTTTCAGCGTATCCTTGGATGATGTCGCTACTGTCCTTGAAGAGAGTCTCCACGCCTCCAACGAGCTGCTCGTAATCCGCGTATGCTTTGATCGATGAGGTCGCAATTGCAGTTACGCCCGCTGCAACAGCTGCCACTCCAACTGCCGCAACTTTCGTGAGACCAGAAACCATCTGCTTCGAGAATCCGGCAATCGAAGAGACCGCGGAATTAAGACCCTTCGTAAGACCGGAGTTATCAGTTGTAAGCTTTACCGAGATCTCTCCAACGGATGCCAAAATGTATCACCTCTTTCGGTGTCCCTTCGGTCGAACGGCTTCAAGCGCTTCCCGAGCCTTCTCTTCCTCTTCCAGAAGCGCGTAATACGCCATCCACTTCGGAACTTCCGCGGACGTTAGTCGACTCTTCAGTTCCTCGACGGTCATGCCACCCAACTTGAGAGCTAGGAAGAAGTAGAATCGCTCTTCGGGGTGGCTTCGGAGTTTTTTAGCTCTTCCTTCACAGCCGCCTCTCCCTGCAAACCGTTCAGCTTCGCAGATGCAGTGTAGAGAGCCGTAAGGACGTCAGCTTCCATCGTGTTGAGCTCCGCGAGATCTTCCTCAGAAGTAGTGTACAGACGTTTCCCGGACTCGTCACACAGCGTGAGTGCTACGAGTTGAGACATCTGCACGTTGATGGTGTCGATCGTTAGCTTTGAGGTGTCCGCGACACCATCAACGATCGGTATCTGCAGTGCTACGAGGAAGTCCGACCGCTCTTGTGCGGTCCACTTCCGAAGGTAGAACGTTGCGTCCCAATCCGGAATCTCAATCGCGGTAGGTGCGGTATGCATAGCGATAATGTCTGCCCTCGTAAAAGATTTTCCCATTTTCGTGTGCCTCCTATCGTTTTTCGTGAATTTCACCCTTGGAGCCTCAGGGCTCCACTCGTTTTCTGCCCTCGGCGTTATCTTTATACTCTGAAGATTTCGCCTCAGTTTGCTAACTCTTGTTTAGAACGTGCCCCGGGTGACATCCCCGGTAATCTGGAAGGAAGCCGAGAACGTGTTCGCTTTTGACAGGTCGGCCGGAGGGTTGTACGCTGTGCAGATGCAAGTACCGGAGTACTTGATGTTGCCACCGGTGCTTCCTGCCGGACCGTAGATGAACGCTTGTGCATCCAACCCAACGATTCCATCCAGATACCCATCGACCGTGGGATCCCAGATCCCGGAAATGCTGATCGTGCCGTCTTTGAGACCCGCAAGATAGGACTTGGATGTGGAGCCGAACGTAGACGTCTCTGCCGTATCTGCGGTTCTCGGAAAGTCTACGGTGTCGCAGTACGCAGAGATATCCCTGGAGACATCTCCGGAATCCGCGATCTCGAAGTGAGCACTTTTGCCATGTACGAATGCCATTTGATTTCTCTCCTTTCTTACTTACGACAGAATAGAATGTTGAACGTAATCGTCTCCGCACCTCCAATGGTTGCGATGCCGCGTACGTATTGTTTCACCGTCCCGGTAAACGTTACCCGCTGACTCCCGAGAGCGGTGACTGCTGTGAATGCTACAAGCTCATCGTCATCCGCAACGAAGTTGTCAGATGAGTGTCTGAGCGAGATCTCAATCGTTCCGGTAACAGCGGTTACCATCAGGTACGCACTACCTCCGTTCGCGGACGACGCTGCGTTGTTGTTCGTAGACCCTGTCCAGTCCGATGCAGCTTCCGCTCCTAGTGCGTGCAGTGAGATTCCTCGCTCTCTTCCAACGGTGCTCTGCGCACCAACGGAGATCTGAACTGCGTTGTCGAGAGTTGCGGAAACGCCGTACGCGTTGTCAACCGCTGCCATTCCGTATCCGAAAGCTGCGAAAGCATCTGTCTGCGGATACCACACCCACTCGGAATACTCAGCAGCGATCGCGGTGTTCATCACCTCATCGACTGCGGCAGCGGCTCCGTCGTAGAAGCCCGCGGCAGAAAGAGTTGCGTCCGTAAGTCCTGCAAGGTATGTCTTCGAAGACAACCCGAAGACCGAAGTCTCTGCCGTATCGGCGGTCATCGGCGTCTCAATTGTGTTGAGATACCCGGTCAGATTGTAGCCGTTGCAATAGACCGCTACGTTTTTGCCGTGTCCATAAGCCATTTTCTTCTCCTCCTTCCTACCGTGTAACCTCTACGAGGAAGTTCAACGAAAGTTTGATTGCGTGATTCTCCTTGTCTCGACCGAGAGAAAAGATATCACCCTGCTGAAACACGCTCAGATAGTAGTGGGTGCTAATCGTGAAGTTCACCTTCCCGTCCAACGCGTTCTTGATTGACTCCATCCACGTCCGGGCGGTCCCCGCAGTCGCGTGTCGAACAACGACCTGGAATCCGGGTTTCTCCCAAGCTGCTTTTGCGGCACCGAACGTGTGTTGCGGATCAAGTCCACTAGTGTTGTACAGCGTGATAACGTTCACGGGTGCCTCCGGCATCTCATTCTTGTAGATGTCCGACGTGATACCGGTCAGAAGGGACTTCATGTCCTCGAGTAAGTCGAACGTCGCCATCTGCTACACCCCTCTCCTACGAATCTCGTCCCGAACGCTCTTCAGAACGTCATTGAAGAACGTCTTCGCATTCCGACGAACTGGATCTTCCAAAAACTTCGCTTTGCCTGTCGTGTGATGTGCTTGCGTATCCTCGTGAAGGATTTCGATGTAGTCCGCCGCGGTTCCGCCCTTCGGATTGACCTTCGAGGCCGGCCCACCGTACCCGAGTGTAACGGATATCGAGGAAGAAGTGATCTTCGGTTCGTCAACGAATCCGGAACTTCGTGCGGTACCGGTATCTACCGGAACCTCCTTCTTACTCTCGGTCATCAAGAACTCCGCATTCGTGTACATAGCCCTCGCAACAGATTCCGGGCACTCTTGTGCGAACTTCTTGAGGTTCGCGATCACGGCTTTGTCACCGGTAACACTCCCTGTAGTTGCCATAGCCTCACCTCACGTGTAGATACACTTGTAGTACGTCTCGCCGTTTTCATCCGGCGTATCGTAGATCGCAAGAATCACCGGCGAGACTCCACTCGCAAGAGTGATCTTGCTGTTCGCAGAAACGGTCGTAGCTCCATCCACGTAGACCTGGCACGAACTGATGACGTCCCGACCGGTGTCCGATGGAATTACCACCTTCTTATGCTGCAGTCGACACGCTACGGAAACGCCCGTTCCATACGAGAACTCATTGTCATCGTTCCTACTCGCGTAAGGAGCGATCGTCACGGTTTCCTGCAAGAGCTTCTTCAGTTCGTTATCCACGATCAGCCCTCCTAATCGTCTTCCAAACTATCTTCCTCGGAAGCCTCCGAAGACATCATCCCACGTGTGAACGCCGGTTCAACGCGATCGGTATCGACCTCAACGGTCTCCTTGCTACTCTTCGATATCCCACCGGCAAAGCCCGACAGCACCGAAGAGGAACTCTTCGCAAGTGTCTTCGCGAGTGCCAAGTACGCTGTAGCACGTTGACTCATCGAGAGACTCAGATCGCCAATACGCTTATCCGCCTCTCGGGAAAGTTTAGCGGCAATTGCTTTGCACGCTTCCACCGCAGCGGTTTGGACGGAGACCCACACTAGGAGGAGATAGTCGATCTCGTTATCTTCGAGAAAGTAGTCCGTGGAGTCTGTATCTCCCACTAGAAATCGGACCTTTCCTCGGTCGGTTGAGATATCGTACGTGAATGCCATTCGTCTACCTCCCCGTCTAAGCTACTTTTGCGGTACCTACAACTGTCACCTCGCCGTGATCCCCACCGGACGCATCCACGACCTTTATCCGATAGTAGGCATATGGTGCAACTGAGACTGCGTAGGAACTCGCGTTGCCGGCAGTAACGGTTGCTTCCGCTTGCACTTCGACCTCGTCGGAGTAGTCGGAAGTGTTTGCACCCATAACCTTCCACTTAATGTCGTGAGTTGCAACGAGGATCGTGTAGGCGAGACATGTGTATGCGAGCAGTGTCATCTCCGAGCCGGTCACGACGGAGTACGCTGCGGTTGTCGTGTAAGCTTCGGGAGTGACACGCGCGGTTCTGTATTCTACTCGAGACATGGACGCCACCTTCCTCCGTTATTCAGAGAGGAACTCTCCAAGTGCGAGCACGTCCGCACCCGAAAGAGTTACTCCGATCTCCTCCAGAAACGCCGACGTCATCGGTTCGAAGTCAACTTCGATCGTCAACGACCTCAACTCCTCGAATGCCTTGCGAAAGACTTCTTGCTCTTCCAGACCGGTGAACTTTCCGTTCTCAACGACCGGCTTTCCAGCCTCGTCCTTCTTGCAATGCTCCGTGCAGAGGCGAAGACGGAGTTCCTCGTAGTTCTTGTGCTCGTCTTGCAGTTTCTTGACGAGTCTGCTCAAGCGATACGCGGTCTTCACCGGCACTTTCTGGTACATGATTGAACCCAAACCTCTGAGAACTCCCTCAAGATCTCCGAGTTGCACTGTAATCATTGTCAAATCCTCCTATCAAATTTGTGTTGAGCTGTAGCTTACGCTACGTACTTCGCGGTGATCCGTGCGGCAACGCCGGCGATCTTGATGTCGATATAGACATCCGCTCCACTACCGGCTCCACCGGCGCAGATCGCAGCCGGGATATCCATCAGCGATGCAAGGGTCGCACCGGAGAGATCGAACGCATCGGTCCACCCGGTATTCGCACCCGTATCGGAGACTACAATCGCTGCAGCAACCGGTCCGGCGATGCTGTTGTTTTCGTTGCGGATCCTGATACCGTACTCCGTTGTTGCGACGGCAGCTTCGTTCTTCAACAGAACGTCGATGCCACCGAACATATCGGAGACGGTGCCGTAGTTCTCAGCAGTGACGGTCATACCAACGATGTTGCTGACCGTACCGCCGGATTTGCCTTGCGTGCCAATGCTCGCGCCCTCAAGTCTTCCAAGAACTCCCCCGTCTCGGTTGTTGATCGAGGCGTTGATCGCCCGGAAGATGAAGTTCGCGTCGTTTGCGGCGTAGTTGTTGCCGCTTGCTCTGATCAGTGCGTCGTTGCTGTCGCCCGTTGCCGCGGAAGCTACCGGACGATCTCCCGAAACGGAGAGCAGATACGATTTCGTAGCCGCTCCACCAACGAAGAAGTCATCGTCTGCGGAGATCTTCACGCCGTATGCGTAAGATGCGGATGCTCGTTCAGGAATGACAATCTCGACCTGTCCGACGGTTGCGTTATCGATGGACGCGCCATTCTGAAGGAGGATGTCTCTTGTGAAGGCCGCTCGACCGGAAGGTGATCCGAAGTTGAACGCAAGACCGTACGTGGTCGTGAATGTCGCGGAGGTGTTGTTCGAGATCTCAACACCGTATACAGTTGTAGCGGAGCCACCGGCTCCACCATCGAGAGAAACCTCTATGCCCCGAAGGTCCGTGACGGCTTTGTTCTTGACGTCAACCGACACCATTACGCCCGTCATCAGCGCAACGTTCGCGCCGACGTTCGATGCGTCAGCAGCACGAGCCTTGACATTCAGACCTTCGATCCCACCAGTTGCCGCGGTTGTACCGTTCGTCGCAATGACGTAGGCACCCCGAAGTGTCCCGGTAAGTGCGATGTCGTCGTCCTGAACGACTGCGTAGTACAGACCGTTCGAACCCGCAGCAGCTTTCGAGTATCCGGTAATGTCAACGTTTCCCTTGGCATTACCCTTCATCGTGAAACCACCGTCCAAGGTTACGGAGCCAAAGACGCCTTTTCCCTTAGTAAATCTGTTCACTTACCTCATCCTTTCGTTAGGTAGTATCGCCGATTACGTCCGGCGAATGGACGTTTCTGATGTGAGCTTGGAGCTCCTCGTCGGCACTGAATTTCCTCTTGCACTGCTTGCAGGGGCATATTCTTCCGGCATGCGGTACGATGAACCTCTGGCTTAACAAGCGAGAGTAGTTCCGCACCTTCGAGAAGTCTCCGCACTCACCAACGGCGTAATCCACCCCCTCAGCGGTAAACGCCTTGCAAACTCGTTCCATCGGATTACCTCCTATCTGTCAGTGTGGTTAAGATCTTTACGCAACGGCAGTAGCGAAGAACACTCCCATGTCGGAAGCAATCAGCTTGCAGTCGAACGCGTACTCTCCCTCGACCCTGTCGCTCTTGAGGTTCTCCATCCGGAAGGTGGAGATCTTCGCAGCAGTGCCCAATCCTGACATACCTCTCCAAGCGAACGTGTATCCGCCGGAAGGTGTCAGAAGGCTCGGAGACGGAGTGGAGTAAACGAGGAGTGCGCCCTTACCGTTGATGAAGCTGTACGCAGCCGTCCCACCCTCTTCGTTGGTCGCGTAGATCGCTTCACCAACCAGAAGACGGTCAACCTCAAACAGCTTCGCGAGCATCTGCGCGGTGATGACATCGCTGTTCGTGTATTTGTACCTGTCGACGACGTCCGGATGGTTCTTCAGCTTGGAGAACGTCTCCGCACCAAGCACGAGAGTGTTCGGTTTGAAGCCCGTCAGACCCAAGATGTACATCCTTCCGGCTTCGATGTCGCCGATCGGATCGGAGGAAGCGTAGTCACTCCACTGAATGAAGGAGGTACCGGCAACCGCTCCGGCTGCTACACCGGTGTAGTCCTTGCCCCACTTACTCGTCGTGAAGTAGTTGGCTGCCCAGATCCGCTCTCTACGCACCAGCAACCGCTGAGTGATCAGCTGAGTAGCATCCCTGTCGACATCGATGCCGGAATCAGCGTTCTGACGAACCTGATCAGGAATGTCTTTGTGGTACGCGTACGGATAGCAGTAGTAAGTGTTCGTCGAGTCAACGTTGTAGCCTCCACCGGCGGACTCTGTACCGGCGGCGCGCAGTTTCGCTTCATCGCGGAACCAATCGTTCTTCGTGTAGACCCAGTAGATGTCTGACTGCTTGTCTACGGGAACAATCGGGAAAACCTTATCCGCAATGAACGCGGACGCACTCTGAATATAAGCAACGCTTATATTCGTCAGCGGTGCGTTTACATGAA